AAGGAATACAAGAATACAATTTAACAATGACAATATTGTTTTATCCGCTGGTGGCAGAGAGGGCATCGATCTTACCTCAACAGAAACACAATTTAACAACGGCATTACAGTCACGGGTGCTGCTCAGTTTAATGGTGGTGTTAGTGTCACTGGTAGCGGATTAACATTAGGCGCTTTAACAGAACTTGTTTTTGGTGATGGTACAACACAAGACACGGCACATCGAGGCGAAAATACAGCGACATTTAGTATTCGTGCTTCAAGTGCGATCTCTACGGGCAGTAAAACAGATACCTTGTTCCGAGTTCCTTACAATGCGACATTTACACAACTACAAATTAGATCTGGTGCGACAGGTGGATTTACAGGATCATTCACGATTGCTGGACCAGATTTTGGTGCAGTCACAACAAACTCGATTCACGGTGCGACTTTAGGAACATTAGGATTCACCGCGAGTTCTACTTCGTTTGACTTTGCCTCTGCCACAGCAGGAGATTTCTTGTTCTTCAATGTAGGTTCAAACGGTGCAGGAGCGACTACAGTTCAAGCCTTCGTGACGTTTGAAAGGAGATAATGTATGGCACTCATTGACGTTTACTATTCACCATCGGGAGCAGGTTCACAAGACGGATCAAATGCTGCAAACGCAAAGGCAGCAATCACGGGAACTTCGTGGACAACTGACATCGAGGGGGAAACACGACAAAACACTCGTTGGATTTTTCTTGCTGGAACCTACACTGTAAATGAGGAGTTAGTCCCGACATCCACCGACCCAAACTCGGACAATCCACACTTCTGGGTTGGTGCAGATGCAAACGGTAATCTTCTTGAACCAAAGTGGTCTGACGATTCGCAGTCACATCTTGATACCACCGACTATCCAAAGATTATCCGAACGAACAACGGCACGATTTTTGATGCTGCTGGAATCGGAACGATTTACAAATGTTTGTATTTAGAAAACACAAGCACAGCATACAATCAGGGTAGTGTTCTCAACGGTACTTTTTCAGAAACAAGACAAAACTTTCACTACGGTTTGTTTATGAAGTTTGGTGATAATTCAAGTGCGAGCAATAACAACGCACGGGTGGCATCTAATTTCGGTGGAAAAATGGTGATGTGTGAGTTAGTCGCAGGTGGCACAAAGTTTGATGTTATTCATCACGGTGGGGGAACTCACTACTCTACACTCGTCAACTGTCGATTGTATGGTTCAGGCACATCAGGAAGCGGTAATGGACATGGCACAAAAAGTGATACCGTTGCTCACCAAGTCATAAACTGTGTGATTGATAATATTCACGGAGATGGTATTGATCTGCAATCAACAACGGAAAGAAACGGAACATTTGTCAACAACACAATCACACGATGTGGAGGAAATGGAATCAACGGTGAAACCGCTGCTGATGCCACTGGCGGTATACTGATAGAAAACTGTATCATTTACGATGTTGGTGGTTACGCTGTCATTGCACACGCAGATAATGACGATAAACAATATGGAACGCAGATTGGTATTGGTGATGCAACATCTGGTAACTTCAATAATCTTGATGAATATGAAAATACCTATACAGTCATCGCAGTTGCAACAACAGATTTTGTAGATTATGCAAATCAAGACTATCGGATTCGCAGAGACTCTGCACTTTACAAACTGAATAATGGACTAAATCTTGGTGCGATCCAAAACGAAGACTTTGAGTTTGTTTCAGTTTCATAAAGGAAAATAAATGTCATTCGATAGAGAAAAGATAAACAAAGAGATCGAAGAATTACTTTCTTCAGGCGAAGATGTTTTTGATTTTGACTTTAGTTTTGCTGATGATATAGAAGTGAAAGAACACACTGGCGCATCAAGCGACGAAAAGAGCAAATTGCAGGCTCTTGAAAAACTTGTTTTGCCACTCCTGTATAACTTGAAGAAGGATACATCCAAAGATTACATTCTTTGGGATGGTGCAAAGCGTGCCGCACAATGCGAGGAGCAGATAACTAGAATCTTAGAAATTACCAGAGGGTAATCCTAAAGTGTTAGTATAAATACACTTAAAGGAGATTCTTTATTATGAAAAAAATTGCTTTATTGCTTTGCAGTGTTCTCACATACAATACAACTGCAAACACTGATTGCCTAGATGTTTCTGGCGATATTGTCGCCGTTGACCGTGGTAGAATCACACCATTCGGTAGAACGTTTGATCTTTACATCAAAACGAACGGACGAAGACCACTCGCTTTGGGTGCGTCTTGGCCACGCATTCACGATGACCTTGCTGTTCCTTTTCGGTGGGAAACAGAAGGTGAGTTTTTCTTCAACCGAAATCTAAACACTCAACCCACTCTCGAAAATTCACCAGAGGCAATGGAATATTGGCTCAACAAGTATGAGTGTCCAAACATTAATGGGGTGTATGATTGTGAACCAGGAGAATATTTCTTCTGCATGCAAGACAATCCATACAACAACTGGCTCTACAGCAATCACGAAGTTTCACAGCGTTGGGATGTCATCGGTCCCTACGGCATTCCACGATGGAACGAACCTTACTACGATTCCTACTGGGACAAGGGAACATCTTGGTTAGTGATGAATCATCCTGGTTTCATTTTTCCTGGAGACATTAATGGTGCTCAAGCCACACCAAGAATTGATCAAAGTAAAGGATTGTTGTTGCAAAATGATTACTACTTTGAACAAGCACCAACGCCCTATGACGGTTATGAAAGTTACGAATGTGGTGGGTACAACTATAACGAATTTGGTAAAGTCATTGAGTTTGGTTCTGGTGATTGGGAAGATGACGAAATGGAAAATCACTACCGCTTTGCTCGCATGACAGGTATTGATCGTATCGCAATCAGCGGTGTGATTATTTACAGTGCAGTTGATTGTCAAGATCTGAACTTTGCTGAGCCTGTTTTCTTTGAGTATGAACCAGACAACTCTTGTCCTGCTGATTTGGACGAAGATGGTAGAGTTGGTTTTTCAGACTTGCTTACTGTATTGAGTGATAACATTTACGCACCAGGAGCAAGAAAGACACAGTTTGATGCTTTGGTTGAAGTTATTTCGCAATGGGGAGATTGTCAATGATTTTAGAATTACTCTGTGCTACAGCACTTTCACAAACAGAAATTGTTTATAAAGATTTGGGTAGACTCACACCGTTCGGAAGAACTATTGATGTCTACATTAAGAACACTCGCGGTGATGTTCCTGTTAAATTAGGATCTGAAGGTCCAGGCACTTCTGTTGCTTGGTGGATTGACGGAAAAGTTTGGAAGAACCACGATGATTCGCAAATGAACTTCTTGTTAAACGATCCTGCAAATGTTGAATTTTTGGAACAACAGATTCCAAACTTTTCTGACTGGGAAGCAGGTGAGTGGTGGGAGTGTATGCAAAACAATCCAAATCAAACTGTCTACTGGCAGAACACCGATGTTCCAAGATTCTATTATCAAACCGCTGGTGTTGATGGTTTGTTTTGGGGTGATCTACAAACATCACTGATTGAACAAGATTACTGGTGGGCAGACTCATGGTTGGTGATGAATGAACCGTGGCAACTGAGTAACAACAATTCAAGCACATTCACGGTGCAACCTGAGATTCCACAGTTTGTCGGTAATCTGCTTGAAGATGATCGATCAATTTTCTGGTCAGGTGCTGCACCCGCAAATGAATACGGCACCGTTCTTTGCCCTCCACCCGACGATAACGGAAACTTTGGTTATCCGTGGTCTTGGTCTGGTCAACTGATGCGATTCAAGAATTACGGTCCTGATGATGTGAACCCTTGGGAGTCCACTGAGTTTGACAATCACTGGCGAATTGCTCGCATCACTGGTCCCGATTACATCGGCATTGGCGGAGTGGTTCTTTACAATCCAGAAAATGGGGAAGCATACACTGAAGCCACAGGAGCAGGGCAAATCTTCCCCGACAACTCTTGTCCATCTGACTTGAACGAAGATGGGATTGTTGGCTTTAGTGACTTGATTCAAGTTTTGTCTGATGTCTCAGCAGGACGATATCGTGTCGATGGCTTCGAAGCGATTGTTAAGGTATTGTCAGAATGGGGTTCTTGCTAAACTTCTAAAAAACTAAATACTTACTCAATGGGTGGCCGAAACTATAAAACGGCCACCTATTTTTTTGAGAAAAAGGAGTGAGTTTTGATGAAATATTTGGCGCTGGTACTAGCGACTGCTGCTCTCGCTGACATTGGTGGAGATCCAGTAGCATCTCTTGAGTCAGAAATTTATGGCGAAAACTGGGCTGCTACAGTTAGATCGTCCGTCTACACAGATGACGAACAACAAGATCAATTAGGATTGCCTGACGGTTCAATACTAATTACATATACGATTCAGAACAGTGAAGAATCATTGTCTGAGATTGAAGATGTTGACATCTTTGTTGGCACTAAAAGTGAAGAAAATAGTCATCTTTCTATTCCTGGGTACTTTCAACAACCAACAGGTGATGAAAATAGACAAGCATATAACGCACCCGACTTTGTTGATTTTGCATACGAAACAGGTCTGTACAACTGGGACTGGGGCGCCGAGGGAAACTTTTTCTCCTCAGGATTGAAACCTGGGGAATACGCAACTCTGTTCGTAATATCATGGACGGATGGATGGATCGAGAGTCCTGGCATCGTTCAGGGTGGAGGTGATGCGGGAATATTCTTTGCCTTTGTTCCTGAAATTGACGGGCAAGAAATACCTGCACCTGGCACACTCACTCTTCTTGGTCTTTCGATCATTGGCAACAGATCTAGAAGGCGTAGATAAGTTGTATAAATAGATGGCATGGCAAGATATGTCGATCTAGATTTAGACTTTGAAAAAAACCCCTTCACGCTTGACGTTAACACTAAAACAGATGTTGATGCTGTAAAACGATCTATTCGTAACCTGATTATGCCAGGTAGATACGAAAGACTTTTTCAGCCAAATCTAAGTGCTGGTGTTTCAGGTCTTTTGTTTGAACACATCACACCTGGTTCAAAACACACAATCGAAAGACTGATTCAACAAACTATTGAAAATAATGAGCCAAGAGCAAGACTTCGTAACATAGTTGTCGAAGAAGAAACTGGAAGCAATGAACTTCGAGTTGCAATTGATTTTACAGTTTTGAATGTATCTCAGCCAGCGACACTTGAATTCACACTTAGAAGGTTACGATAATGGCAACAAACGATCTAAAAGTAGACGCTCTTGATTTTGATACAATCAAAAGCAATCTAAAGTCATTTCTACAATCCCAAGACACATTCAAAGACTACGACTTTGACGGCTCTGGTCTTTCTGTTCTTCTTGATGTGCTTGCATACAATACTCACTATCAAGGTTTCTATGCACAACAACTCGCCAATGAAGCGTTTATTGATACTGCTGTAACAAAGAGTGCTGTTGTTGCAAATGCTAAAACTCTAGGCTACACGCCAACTTCGATCACTGCACCCACGGCAGTTGTTGATGTTGAGTTTGCTACTCAGCCAACAAGTGACACAATTGCTTTTGGTACAAAGTTTACAACAACGATCAATGGATCTACATACACATTCATTGCCGACAAGGATTACTCAATTGTTTTTGATACTGTCTTGTCGAAGTATGTGGCTAAAAATGTGAACATCAAAGAAGGTTCACTCAACTTCTTCACATATGTTGCAGACCTAAACAGCGAAAATCAAAAGTTTTTAATTCCAACAAACAAAGCAGACACAAGCACATTGACTGTTCGTGTTCAAAATTCTAAAACAGACACCACAGGCTTTACTGATGTCTGGCAAAGGTCTGTGAATGTTACAGACTCTACAAATGAAACTAAAGTCTACTATCTACAACAAAATCAAGACGGAAAGTATGAAGTATACTTTGGTGATGGCATCATTAGCAAATCACTAAGCAGTGGCAATCTTGTTATTCTACAATATCTAGTAACAAGCGGCCCAAACGCTAACGGTGCAGGTAAGTCTGATGCTGTTGGTTCAAGAACGTTTAGTTTTCAAGGTAATCTAGAAGCAACTGCAACCGTGAAAGTTGTTTCTTCTGCTTCAGGTGGTTCACTCTCAGAAAGCATTGAGTCGATTCGCTTCAACGCCCCAAAGATGTATCAAACACAAAATCGTGCCGTGACATCAGAAGACTATCAGGCAATTCTTCGACAAGAGTACGGTGACATTGAATCTGTATTTGTTTGGGGTGGTGAAGAAAATGATCCTCCTGAGTATGGTAAAGTTTTCATCGCTGTAAAACCAATTTCAGGAAATGAACTTACAGTCACCGAAAAGGAATCTATCGCAAGAAAAGTTGTTGATGGTAAAAACATTATTGGTATTATTCCTGTTGTCGTAGATCCTGATACACGTTATCTTATTGTTGATACGACTGTGTACTACGATCAAAACAAAACAGTTAAAAGTTCAGATAGTATCAAAGAGTTGGTTCGAAGCAAGATTGTAAATTATGGAAACAATACACTTGAAAAGTTTGGTCGTGGTTTTAGATACTCTTCTTTTGTGAAGGATATTGACTCTGCTGATGTGAGTGTTTTGAGCAACAATACAACCATCAAGGTACAGAAAAGACTATCACCAACACTCAATTCAACCGCGTCTTACACAGTTGACTTTACAACCAGATTGCACCACCCACATGCTGGTCACGCTTCAATCTTAGAGTCAACCTCATTCACATACTACGACAGTGAAACATTGTCCAACAAAACTTCTTTCTTAGATGATGACGGCAATGGCAATGTTCGTATTTACTACTTAGATGGTTCTACCAAAAAATACATTACTGAGTCTTTAGGAACAATAAACTACACGACAGGTAAAATTGAATTGGTAAACTTTACGCCCGTGTCGATCACATCTGGTGATGCGTTTATCAAAATTACTGTGTTGCCTGGCGATCCAGCAGGTGCGACAGACATCAAATCTGTTCGTGATCAAATTCTCACAATCGACAGTACAGACAGCACAGCGATTACGATTAATGTGTCGCAAGATATTCTAGATCGTGACTACACAAACACAGGCGTCAGCCTGAGTGCGACCACGACACAATCAACAACAACTACACAAACTTCTCAAACAGAAACGAATATTTCTTCCGGCGGATCATACTATTAATGTCTAGACCATTAGTATCACCATCAATACCAAACCAGTTGCCTGGTTTTTTCAAGGTAGATCACCCTACCTTTGTTTCGTTTTTAGAAGCGTATTACGAGTTCTTGGAGCAAAGCAATCCGAAAGCACCAACAGACTTTGCTGATATTGAAGATCTCGATGAAACACTTGAAACATTCATAGAAGATTTTAGAAAACAATACCTTGCTGATTTTCCCGAAAGTTTGGTTCTTGATGAGAAGAGTGGTAACCCTGTAAACAAAAGAAAACTTATCAAGAACATTGATCAATTCTATCGCTCAAAGGGTACACCAAAAGCAGTCAAGTTTTTGATTCGTGTTTTGCTAGATGCAAATGTTGACATCTATGAGCCATCAAGAGATGTCTTTCGTCTTTCGGATGGTAAGTACATTCAAAACAAATCAATACGAACAACGACCACACAAGGGTCAAGTCTTTTCAATTCACCAGGTCAAGAAATTATTCAGCGTGACAACACAGGTGGAATTACCACGAGAGCAAAAGTTCAAACAGTAAACTTTTTTGATACATCAACAGGTAAAGTTGCAGAGTTTTTTATCAAAGACATCAACGGCACTGGCTTTGTTGCAAACGAGCCTGTAGAATTTGAAGATTCTTCTGGTAACAGAATTGTTGAAAATCAAATATTCTCAGTAGTAAAAACTATAACGGTAGATACAAACAACGCAGGAACAAACTACGAAGTTGGTGACAAAGTTATTTTCGAAACTGTTTCGGGTGATAATGGTCAAAACGCAGAGGCCTCTATTTCTGAAATCGGAAGCAATGGAGAGATAAAGAAAATACGAATTGATAATTTCGGTTTCAATTACAATTCAAATCCAAATATTACAAAGGTTGAATCTGTTTTTGGAACAGGTGGTGTTACTGGGATTACAACTACTATAGGATCTTTGTGTGAGTATCCAGGATACTATTCTTCTAATGATGGTCTTATCTCAACCAATAAAAGAGTTCAAGACAACAAGTTCTATCAAAACTTTTCTTACGTTGTTCGTACAGAAGCCACCATTGACAAGTATCGTGATGCGTTGTTGAAGATTGCTCACCCAGCAGGTTTTGGTTTCTTTGGTCAAGTTCGTTTTATTCGAAGTGTTTCGTCTGAAGTACCACACCATAATGTTGCCTTTGTAATACGAAACAAACTTATAGGCAACTTTGCACCATACACCAACAACACAAAAGACAATCTTCGTGATTGGTTTAGAACAAGCGTAGATGGTGCTACACAAGGCTACGATCCTGCAATTCACGGAAGAGCAATTACGACTGATTCTGGTGCAGTCAACGATCAATTCGGAACACCACTTACTGGCAACCCAATATCAGCAGAAATCTTTTTTGAAGAGTATGGTATCTCAACAGACCCACTGTCTGGTCCTGGTTACGGTTCGTTCTCAGATCCTTTCTACATCATCGAGACACACCCAAATGTTGAGTTAGATCAACAAGTTGTAAACGGTAGAGTTTCTTCTTCATTCAAGAATCAAGTCTACAACGAATCAAATCCAGACGGCACAACGGGTTGGAAAGAATTTCAAAGTGTCTATGGGCCGAGTGGTGTTGCAGGACTCTCAAACGGTTCTGATAATTGGTACAATGCCTTTACTGGCGACAACGCATTTGTTTCTCTGAAATATTTCAAAGGCGAGACAGAGATGAGAAAAATCTTTATTCGTTCGTTGCTTGAAGGAACAGGTAGAGTTCCAACGTTTGATTCTCGTAGATCTGATGGCTATTCTACGACATAAATACAATAGTTTGGAGAAAATAAATGGTAGTTTCAGATCCATTTCGACAGGGTTATAGACATTTCTTAAACGGTATTCATTACGACAAGTATCAATTCTTGTCAAATGAGTATTGGTTTTTAGGTATTGGTAAGTCAACACCTTGGCGTGATTCTTTTAACAACAACGTAGATAATTCTCCACCAACAAACACAGACTCAGTTCAATCAAAAATTGACTTTAGCAGAAACATGTTGGCTGCTAAAAGAATATTCCCTGGCGATATCTCGATGATCGTTCCGAGAATCAATTGGGAAGCAAATACAGTCTACACTCAGTTCGACGATCAGGTTGACCTTTTTGATGATGTGAACCCAGCAAACTTTTACGTTTTGGTTGAGAACAGAAGAGTTTACAAGTGCATCTTCAATAACAACGATTCGCAAAGTATAGTTGCCCCGACTCATACAGACGCAACAATTCGTGAGTTGTCTGATGGCTACAAGTGGAAATTTTTGTTCACTCTCACAGAGGACAACGAAGAAAACTTCTTGACAGATGACTTTATTCCTGTCGAGTATCTAAATGATCGACCGACAAATACTACGAAACTTCTACAATACAATGTTCAACAAGCATCTGTTGATGGTGCCATTGATCATGTTGAGATTGTTTCTGTTGGTGCTACTTTTGTCAATGGTATTCCTGCGGGTAGCGATAGCAACTTCTTCACCACAAATGTTACTGCTGATGTAGGCACAACAGGTATTATCAAATCAGAGTTGTCATCGATTGATGCTGCAAAGATTGTAGACTTCTCTGTGAAGATTGATTCTGGTCAAGGTTCTGGACAGCAAAGAAGAATTGTCTCTGCTACACAGGTTGATTCTTCTAGTGTTCAGATTACAGTTGATCGAACATTTGATGTTGGGCTCAGTTCTTCAAGTTCTAAGTTTTCTCTAGTACCCACTGTTGTTGTTCGTGGTGATGGATCGTCGAAGAGCAACACTCTCAACACGAAGAACCCTCATGCAGAGTTTAGTGTTCTTCTCACCTCATCGAAGAGAATTGATAAGATTCAAATTCTAGATGCTGGTCAAAACTACAACTATGCAAAACTTGAAGTTCTACCAAAAGACCCTGGTGCTGATTCTACCAATCAAAGTGCATCTCTTCGACCAATCATATCACCAAAGGGTGGTCATGGTTCTAACGTACCTGAAGAACTTGGTGCATCTAAAATCATTCTTTCAAAATCATTCATTTCATCTGAGTCTTCAAAACTTGATGTAAGCAATGAATTTAGACAGTTTGGTATCATTAGAAATCCAGAACTCAACAATCGAAGATTTACACTTTCACTTCTAAGCCCTACAATTGCAACAGACTTTACGGTTGGTGAAACTGCACAACAAGGATTTACTTCTGCTGCTGGTGTCACGGCATTCAGTCTCGTTCGAGGCACAGTGGCCTCTTTCTCGAAGAGTGCTGTTACTGGATGCTCTGAAGTTGTTGTTAATAGCATCTCAGCCCTTACTGCTGCAACTGCATCTGGTTATGGTTTGACATTCCAACCAAACGGCGTTCTCTTGGCAAACGATGGTGCAACAGCAACAATCATCGATGTTCGTGAAAACAAATTTGCAGGAACAGAAAAATCTGATCTTCTCATTCTAACACTTTTACCTACTGGTCTTTCTTCTGCATTTACAAAGACAAGTTTCATTACAGGTCATCATGTCTTTGGTGATGGCAATACACTAACAGCAGACTCATTTAGAGAGCCACTGTCGAGATCGTATGCTTCTGGTAAGATTGACAGTTGGGTTGTGGATCCTGGACTAAACACTGGCGATTTGAGACTGAAGAATGTTTCTGGCACATTCACCAAAGATGAAAATCTCAGTCAGTTCGATTTCGACTTCACAGACAAAATTCTGAACAAGGCAAGAATTCAAAAGATTTCAACAGGAACAGTTGATTCACAAGTTCTATATGATCAGAGAAGAGTGCTAAATATAACTGGCGATGGTTCTAATCTGACGATTAATTCTTTCGCCGCAGACGCTTCGTTGACATTTGCCGATCACACAGGAACAACATCGTCGATTGTAGCAGAAGCAGACATTGTTGAATATAACTTTACTGGCGGAACACTCACACTCACAAATCTCTTCAACAATCCAGTTGTAGACCACTTGTTCAAGTCATCAGACAGCACACCCATCGACGTTAAAGTTACAGGCGTCACGCACGAACAAGAGTTGAAAAACGTATCAAGGAATGTTGAATACATTCAAAACGTAAGACCAATCAGTAGAAACTTAGAGCAAACAGAAGATACAAGAATTATTCTTGGTTTCTAATCGGAGAAAAAAATGGCATATGACCCAAGCCTGTTTAATGTAAACCCCTACTACGATGACTTTGACGAAGACAAAAAGTTTCTTCGTGTATTGTTTCGTCCAGGTTTTGGTTTGCAAGCAAGAGAGTTGACACAAGTTCAAACAATTCTACAAACACAAGTTCAGAGATTTGGCGATCACATCTTTGAAAATGGCTCAAAGGTTGTTGGTTGTGAAGTTAGTGATCAAGACGTAAACTTTCTCCGTGTTTCGAACATCACAGGTACTTCTAGCATAACTTCCGCCTTTGAAGATGCTACTATCTTCAATCACACAGGGGCCACAGCACAAAAGGCTAAGGTCATCAAAGTTCTTGAAGCAACAACTTCTGACAACTTCAGCATTCTTTTTTACAAGGAACTAAATGGCAATACAGGAGCCCACGGTGCTGCTGGCTTTACAACAAACAATGTTTTGACTGCAACTGCTTCGAACGATAGCACACAAACAGTTCAGTTTACAATTACAGGCCACGTTGCATCTGGCCCAACTGTTACAGGAACATCAATCGGTACTGCAAAACTTGTTGGTACAAATCAAGGTATTCGTTATGTAGATGGTTACTTTGTCAAGACTGATCAACAACAAATACCTTTGTTCTTGAATGATACATCATCTGTTCGTGTCTTTGATGATCTCACAACAAAAGTTGGTTACAACATCAACAAAACAATTGTTTCAAGCACAGATGATTCATCACTGAATGATCCTGCAAATGGTTTCTTCAACTTCTCGGCACCAGGTGCAGATCGTTTCAAGATTGATCTGGATCTTTCGAATATTAGTTTTGATCCAAACAGTAGCGGAACAACAGGTCCAGAATCAAACTTTATTGAAATCTATCGTCTTGAAAATGATGTCGTAACAAAGAGAGAAAAGTACCCTGACTACTCTTTCATTCTTGATACGCTTGCAAGAAGAACTTATGACGAGTCTGGAAACTATTCGATTCGTGACTTTGATTTGAACATCACAGGTGGTGATCCAACATCTCTTACAGCAAGCCTCGGTTCGGGTAAAGCATACGTTCTTGGTTATGAGATTGAAACAATCTCACCAACAAATCTAAAACTGAACAAGGCTCAGTCAACTGCTGTTCTTGCGGATGACAGTCAGATTGAAACAAACATGGGCAATTATGCCGTTGTCACATTCCCGACTGGTGCAACTGTTACATCTTTCGGTGAATCATTCGATCTAGAAACTCATCCAACAGTTATTCTTGCAACAGGCAACGATCTATCCGTAGGAACTGCCAGCACAAGTGTTACCGGTGCAGCAGGATTTGCTAGAATTAGACAGATCGGTGTTGAAGACTCGTCTGCTGCACCACCTAAGTATAGAGCCTATCTGTACGATATTAAAATGAATTCTGGAGCCTACTCTGATGTTACACACATCTTTAGAGAAGGTGGTGGAGCAACTGCACCAATCTTCTCTCTAACTGGCTCGACAGGCAATCTTACAGCAACAGATCAAAACAATCTTATCTTTGAAGTTCCTAATGTTGAAGCGATGAAAAATGTCACAGACATGGAGATTCACTTCAAGAGAACAAGATACTTTACCAATCTTGTTGCTGGTGAAAAAACATTTACTAGAGGTGATTTTGGTATAAACAACTCTGGAACAAACGTTGTTTTTGCTGGTTCAGACACATACACAGCAATACCAAATAACACGATTACTGTTGCCTTTGAAAGAGATGGTGTTGTTCTCGGTGGTCAAGCAAGGACACAAAACTCCTCTACAGAGGCTCAGATTGATTTGACCGACACAGGAATTACATCTGCGTATGTCACTGCAAATCTCAAGATTCAATCCACAACACCGATTAGAACAAAAACATTGACCACAAAAACACTTCTCAATCAGCGTCTAGAAGCAGGCACAACTGGTGCACAATTCCAATACTTTGACGGTGATGTTGATGTCTTTGATATCATTTCAGTTACAGGTCAAACTGACGCGGGCGTTGATTTTAGTGTCACAGACTACTTCAATCTAGAAACAGGTCAAAGAGACAACATGTACGATTGGTCGAAGTATGTTCTTAAAGATCAGCACAATGCATTGGGTCTAACTGCAATTGACATTACCTATCGTTTCTTTGAAAGAGGTGGCAATGAAGGTCCGTTTATTGTCAACTCCTACTCTGGTCTTTCAACAAGTGCCATTCCAGAATACACAAGTCCCAACACGGGCAAGACCGTTTCGCTTGCAAACGTTGTTGACTTTAGACCAGATCGTGACGGATCTACATTCTCGTTTGGTGATGGGCCGACATCTTCTGGTATCACAGGAACTGCCGATAATGCACAGGCAATCATCCCGACAAGAGAAATTTCTACTTCTAAAATTGAGGGTAGTTTCTATCTTCCACGAATCGATAAGATTGTTCTTTCGAAAGATCGAAACTTTAAAGTAGTAGAGGGTGTGCCTTCTATCAATCCTCAAGAACCGTCAGACTTGCCTGATGCGATGACACTGTACACAATTCAGTTGAACGCAGACACGAAAAATGGTTCTGATCTCGACATTGATAAGCAAGAAAACAGAAGATACACAATGCGTGATATCGGTGAGATTGAAAGAAGAGTTGAGAATCTAGAATATCTTACAAGAGTTTCGTTCGAAGAACAAGATGCTCTTGGATCGATTGTCATCGGTCCTGATGGAACCGAACAGTTCAAAAATGGTGTTTTAGTTGACTCGTTTGAGGGTCACAACATTGGTGATGTGACTAATCAATTCTACAAAGCAGCAATTGATTTTGATGAAGGTGAGTTGCGTCCTACATTCGAAAGTCGAAACGTAGAGTTTACCCCCGATCCAAATTACACCGCTGGTATCACAAACTCTGGTTCGTTGTTGACTCTGAATTACACAACAGAGAAATACATCAACCAAAT